GATTTCGTCTTACAATTCTTGTAATACCTTGCTCTCTTTCAGCCTGTGGTATTTGTCCTGTGGTGTTTGTAGATAAAGCCATTGTACCAGCTGCTTTAAGTGTAATTTGTACACTTGCACCCGATTTTTCTTTCATAGCTTTTAACTCTTCGCTTTTTTCTGCTAAAAGAGTTTGTAAACTTTCAGGAGCATTATTAGATTCCCCTTTAGTTGATAAGTCTAAAACTTGTAAAGTCAATTCTTCTACTTTTTCTTTTAAAGTAGTTACTTCGTTTCCTTTTGTTTCTAAATCTTTTACCGCAGATAATACCTCGATTAATTCTGCTTTAGAAACACTTTCGTTTTTCATTGCGTCTATTTTTTCTCCTAACGCTTTGATAATTTCTTCTTGTGTCATTTTTTCTTAAAATTTGTTTAATAATTGTTTTAACATTTCCGTTGTTTGAGTGTCATCTGACTGCTCGTCTTTTATTTCAATTTGAGTGTCATTATCTAACTGCTCTTTATTGTCAATTCTTCCCGTTGCACTATTAGAACCAAATAATACTAAACTCGATTCCATTACATTTTTAGCTTCTTTTACTACAAAAAAGTAGTCAATATCTTTGTGTTCTTCTTTGTTTGCTATTTGACTGTAATAAGTATCATAAACAGCCTTTTGTTTAGAATATTCTGCATCAGTTGTATTAAATGCAGTTTCTACTTTTACATATTGCATCCTTACCGAAGCCTGTAAATCATAGTCATTTTCTAACCACTCTTTAGCTTGTTTGTCAATTATTTTGTTTTTAGAAACTTTGTAAATTAATGAATAACTATCGCCCTCATAATTCTTGCCTAATAAGCTAAAAGGAATTTTTGCCGTCAAAAGTTCAATATCTTTAGGCATTGCTATAATCTCTTTACGCTCTAGCTTATGGTCAAATACTAAATAAACTTTGCCTTGTTGTTCTTTTACTGTTTTATTCCAGTTGCCATCAACGTGCATATCGTTGTGAGAATCTAAAATATTTGCACTATTTACAACAAAATAATAGAAGTCATCATCAAACTTTAACGCCTTGTTTGTTTCGCTTTCAAATGCTTTCTTAATTCCTTTTTGATTAGAACAAATGACCAATCCTTTGTCAATAGATTTTATTTCTAATTTCTTTTGAGCAATAATAACACTTTCATTTTCGGATAATGCCTTGAATAAATCTTCTTTGTTATCAAAGTTTCTATTTAGTTCTTTGCAGTATATCATTTTAATACTTCTTTTTCGTTAAGTAATATTTCTTTTTTCTTTTCTAAACTTTCACGCATCTTTTTGGGAATACGGTTATCTTCTAACATTTTATCAATGTTTTTAATAACTCCAGAATTATCTATTTTAATATCCATTGAACAAATCTTTTAATTGTTGTGTAACATCTAAACCAAGTGTTTGAGCCTTTTCTAAATTAGCCAGTTTTAAAGATATTTCCTCCTGTTTTTCCTTTTCAAACACTTTGTTAAAAGGGCAATGGCTAAAACTTGGTCTTAAATCTTCTTGGTCATAAATTATTTCCAGTACATCCGTTAACTTTTGTAACATTGGTACTAAAGTATAATAAACGTATAAACCTAAACTTTTTTCTTTGCCCTCATTAAATACGCTATTTTTTGTAATTAAGTCAATTAAATCAGATGGTATATTAAACATTCTTGTTAACTTGGCAAAGTCAGCATTAAACGCATCATCTAAACCTAAATTCTTAAGATTAGATACTAATTGATTTATGTTTAAATTATCTTTTACCGAGTGAATAGGCTTGTTTGATAGTAAAGAACTTGTAACACTTTGTTGTTCCGTTGGAGACATTACGCCACCAGCTAAACGTTGTGCATCTGTTTGGTTACCACTAACTAATATCTTTTTAGTATAAAATATATTTCTTCCTTTACTTTCAATGGATTCTGTGCTATTATCTACAATTCCTTTTATGCTTTCAATTACACTAGCACAGTTGAACCAATCTCCATTAATTCCACTCATGCAGTCGATAATATGTAAGTTTTCTAATTTTAAAGAAACTTTAGAACCGTCCTCGTTTTTGTACTTAAATTCTCCTTTTAATGTGCTTTTACGGTTTGAACTTGAAAAGTATAATTTCTTATAATCGTTTATTTGCTTTGTGCTTAATTCGATATTCTCAAACTTTAATAAATAAACTACATTTGATTGAGCGTATAAATAAACATTTTCAGCACTTGCATAAAAAAAGTACTGCCAAATTAACTCCGTCCAAGTTTGGCTTGGGTTTGGTCTTTCTGCTATTTCGTAAATATAATCTTCTGCAAATAATTTATTATTTTTGTATGCGTGAATTTTAGCAAGTGATCCGTAATCAGCTATGAATTTACGAACCATTAACAAAGCTGGATTGCAAAGAGTGTACTCCGTAGTATCTTTAATGGTCTTGCCATCTTTTCCTAAAATTTTATCAAGAAAAGAATAAAAGAAATTGCCACTACTATCTCTTTCGACATAGTTTGGTAGTTTTGAGCTTCTGAAATTAAATAGGCTAAATTCCATATATAAGTAGAAAAACCCTAACCGATAATGAAATCAGTTAAGGTTTTCGTTAGGTTTTTACGTTCTTTTTTTAATGGTTTTATGCATCTTCACATAAATTAATTAAGCAAATATAATAATATTAAATTGATAATAACAAAAGTAGGGTTTAAATTATTTTAATTGTTAATTCTTTTATTTGCTATTTCAAAATATTTTTCATCTTGCTCAATTCCTATAAAATTACGGTTTGTATTTACACACGCTACTCCTGTTGAGCCTGAACCCATTGTAAAATCTAAAACTGTTTCGTTTTCGTTTGTGTAGGTTTTAACAAGGTATTCTAATAGCTCCAAAGGTTTTTGTGTTGGGTGCAAGTTACCTTTTCCACTATAATTTGAAAACTCCAAAGTTTGTGTTGGATAATTTGTAAACTCCTGACTATAAAATACATTCTTAATTGCATTATTTGCAGAAGTTTTATCACCATTTTCTTTTAATGAAGTACTGTTTTTTGTGCCTGTATTCTTTACTACTCTATCTATTTTTACAAGCCCTTGTGGGTTGTATATTGGTGGGTTTTTATAAAATACAGATATAGTCTCATAATTTTTTAGAGGCATTTTTTTAGCATTTAAAAACCCCTGTGGTTTGTTTTTTAGCCAATACCAATCGTATTTATACATTTTTATATTACTTGTTCTTAACATTGAAGAAAAAGGCTCTGAACCAAATAATATTATTACACCATTTGGTTTTATAATTCTATTTAACTGTTCCCACATCAAATCAAAAGGTATAACACTATCCCACTTACACGCTGTTGTTCCATATGGTGGGTCTGTAATTATAGCATCAATACTTTTGTCTGGTATTTGTTTCATAATTTCAAGACAATCTCCTTTTAATAGTTTTATCATTTCATTTATTTTAATTAAACTTATGTTTACCGCATTGATGAGGTAAACATATTTTTACCCTAACCCAATATTTCTTATGTGCCTTCTTACATATCGTATATTGTCTGCAAAGTCATCGTTTAACTTTACTACCTCATCATCCACTACTCCTAACCTGTCTTTAGCATATTGATAATTCTTAAAGTCGCTATCTATACCTTTGCTTTCAATTGTGTAAATAATATTAGTATCTTGAACAAGTCCTATACCAACCATCACAGAACCTTTTGGCTTGTCTATTCCTATTGCGTGATTCCATCCAAAATCTTGCAACATAAATATATTATCAGGTCTTGCACTATCACAAACTATTGTTTTATTTTTTGGAACTCCTAAACGAGTTAATGTGTAAACAATTATACCACCGTTATCATTTGTTATAATCGCCCTTTGCTCTGGAGTTAAGTCTTGTAATAATTGATTTTCACTTTTGCCGTTCAACTCGTGGCAATAAAGAGTGTTTGTATATTGGTCGTACTTATAATGAATTACTGAAAAAGCATGATTTTTTCCCCAGTCAATACCATAAAATTCAGGTAAATTTAATTGAATGAAATCTCTAAAAGTGTTTTGTTTAAAATGAGTGAATACTCTACCCTCAACACTTCCAACCTCTCCAAGTCCGTAAACTCTCCAAACATTTGCCCAGTATTCATTTCTTAATGTTCCATCAGCATAATAGCCTTTATTAAAATAATCTAAAATACTATCAACCTCTCCTTGCCCTAAATATTCATTGTCTTTAAAAGTAAGTTGTATAAAATTATTTTCATCTATTAAATCAGTTCCCCAAAAGTAACCGTCAGGGTTAAAGTCAATTATTGATAGATTCGCCCTTGACGCAACTTGCCTATAACTTTCTTGTTTGACTTTGTTTGCTTCATTTGTGTAAACAATATCTCTACGCATACCTTTTCCGACATCATGCAAATCAAGTCCTAAAAATTCAATAAAACTACCGTTGTCAAAATAATATTTACTTTCTGATTTATTCCATGTTCCAATTGAATTGAACATATTCCAGTCACGCATTATCTTTTGAAAGTCTAAAACTACTGTTCTTTTCATTTTAGCCAATTCATCAGAAATTATGGAAACTTCTTTTTTTTCATTTCTGTAACAGTAGTCAATTATTATCATTAATATTGATATTGTCTTTCCAGCACCTTGCCCTCCTTGAATAACAAAAGTTTTCTCCTTGTTTCTTAAGAGATTTTTAATTTTATATAATGCAGTAGTGGGCTTGTATGTAAATTCACTATTTGTCATCTAAAGGATTGTCTCCGAAAATTGGTAATTTATCTTTAACATCAATAGTGTTTTCTGTATACTGCATTGATAATTTTTTTCTTTCCTCATCATTACATATTAACTTCATCAATGCCATCTGTAGTGCTGGAGCATTTGATTTGTACCATTTTGAACGCATTGAAACTTTTAATTCTGTGCGGTTTTGGTTTAATAATTCTTTTAGCTCGTCCATTTCGTGCGAATCAACTGAAAAGGTTTCATAAAAATATGATTTTCCACAAGGTAAAAAAGCAACTATGTCCTCAACAAAAAATAGCTTATGTTTTACAATTACTTCCTTTGCCTGTTCATATATTTTTTGTTTGTCGTATGCCATTATATTGATTTTACGTTTTATTGTTAAAAATAATATATCTTTTTCTAATTTCATTTTAATTCAAAACTTGCTGTTATTCTATTGCTTTTATTTCCTTTAGCTACTTTTAATTTATTACCACCTCCTGTTCTACCA